CCCCCTCCAGGATTAGTGCTAATAAACGACCCTGTCACTCCAGAAGGAAATCCTGAAGTAACCCAATAGCTGGAACTATATGCAGTGGGGAAATTCCATGTTGCCCCTGATTGATTGACAGGGTTATCATTTAATTTTCCGGTACCCATATCCCATTTTTGATAGGAAGGGCGTAGCTCTACGGTGTAATTTGTTGGAATACCATAAGCCTCACATAGATACATCTTAAAGTATGACTGATACGAGGATGTGCCTATATAATTTGTCATTACATCCCTCATGTCATCGGTTGAGAATTGGACTAAGGGTCTAGCGTAGGTAGATTGAGATGCGTACAATAAAGACGCGTTTTTAGATAGGTATAATAATGCATCTAAGCCTAGATTGGCATTATTTACTTCGCTGTACAAAGTCGTGTCTTGAGTAGGGAATATTTTATATACTGCCATTTATACTATATATTTTTTGCATAAGTCATAATAGCGTTTCCTTTCAGCTTGCCCTATTAATCCTCCGTTTATTCTCTTTGTAATTGTTACTAAGTCACCACTATCTGACTCATCAAGTAATTTCTTATTTACTGCATATTCCCAACAAGCTGCATCTAAAGCATATTCATCTGAAGAATGTACCAAGTCAGATGTATCGCTTACAGGTTTTTTAAGGTAGTCTGCGTAGGCTTTATAACTTTCAAAGCCTGTAAGTTGTAAATAACCGCCTCCTCTATACCTAAATCCATCACCACTTGCAAAGTCACCATTACCCATCCTGTTAGCATAGACAGTATTAGCTAATTTTTGGGCATTCTTTACATATTCATTTGCATTTAGTTTACCATTAATACCTGTTAGGTTAAACCTGCTAGGCCATATTTCGACTATACGTTCAGCATGAGTGTAGAATAAACTTTCAGTTTTTATCGTGAATTCTCCACTCTCATGAAGTACCTCAGCTAAAAAAGCTTGCAATCTAGGTGCTGTATCTATGTTATATTTAGGGCAGATTTTGTTGATTAAATCCACCATTACCTGTGCCCTATCATCTTTAATGTTGGGACAAATAGACTTTAATTGTTGTTTAGTTAGTTGCATTTTCAGTAGGTTGTGGTGTTTCTGTATTAGGTTTTTCGTCACTGCCCATCAAGGTTAGTCCCTTCTCTTGGGTGAACCTTCTGATACCAAGCAAGCCGGCACCGAGTGTAGCAAATGCTATTGACAGGTTCATAGCAATTTCGTACTTAATTACCAGTGCCCATCCAAATCCGAAGCATGCTGTTACTATCATTAAGAATGCACATATCAGTGACATTTCTGTTTTACCTGAATTATTATTGAAGGCCTCTTTAAAAGAGAATTGACTAATGTCTGGGTATTTAATCATACTATTTTCTTTTAATTATTTTGTTACTATCCTACCTTTAATGTCTATAGAAGGGTATTTGATTTCGAATATACTAGGATCCCTAGATGGATAGATAATTCCGTTTTTGGTGGCCCCTACAATATCGTAACCATACTGGGAATAGCCATCGTTAACTCCTGATACGTTGTTTACATTTACATCCAATACACTTTGAACACCTTTTACTTTCAATATCAATGTGTAAATATCCGCAAGTATTATTGGTTGATTTATAGCTGTATTGTAATCCCCATAGTAATCAGCAATGTTGTTTAAACATTGACTTAATATCTGTTGTGAATTGTATGAAGGAAGTATTGATATACTGAAGCCTATTTGTATGTTTATCACAAACGCATCCTTAATAGACACCCCATCCCCTAGCATAGCATATTGGCTAAGATAGTTTTTCAGGTTCTCTTTAAGAGCATTACTAGCTGTGGTCAAATTCTGGTTTGCATCATAGCTAAGGATGTACAATGAAATACCTAAAGGGTTACTGTTTACAAATGTATTATCAGTAGCTAATGCATAGTCACTTGTAGCATATGCCTTAGCAACAGCTCCATACTGAGATGGAAGTGATACTGCTCTGGTTACTATGTCATCATTGGTAACACATCTCAATTGAGTAGGATAAGCTGCCATGGCATGCAGACGTATGTCATCTACACTATCACCGGCACCACCACCAGAAGCTGCATTTTCATTAGTAAAAGTAACACTGTTACTTATCTGTTGAAACAAAGCCTGGTTTATAGAATTAGGATTACTGTTTGCAGCGGTCTTAGTTATGGAGTATACAGTAGTGATATCATTCGCAGGAACATTTGTTGTAACACCTCCTCCATTTATGTAGGTTATGTTTAATGTGGTATTACTAGGTGCTAAACCATATTGCTTTGTATACAAAGGGTTTGCAGGATCAAATGCAGTGTTCAACATCGATATACTGTCAATTAGACCCATGCCTACATTCTCTGTATTGGGTATAATTGTCTCATCAGGCTGGCTTACAACACCTGCTCCAAAATACATTGTAAGGGTTGAATCTCCATTGTACCTTGTCGCAAACCTTCTCTGAACTGTTCTCAACTTCAGTATGTAAGGTACTGTCCCGTTATCCTGAGCCATAGTTGGATCATTTAATGGAATGTTAGGTACAGTGTCATATATAGTTGATTGAGCTAAGTAAGGTACTTCATACCAGGTATTTCCATCACTATCAACCACAGATAATATCTCTATTATGTCTGTATCAGGTAATGTTACACTATCAAACTTAACTGGATTACCAAAAGAGTAAGTTTGTGTGTTTATAGTTCCGGCAATAGCTTGCACCTGTTTCTTCAATAAATAATATTCAGGTTGACTTGTGTTAGAGTTGACTGAATATACAGATACTGTTGTAGGGTCTGAAGAAGAAGAATGAGCAAAGTTTACAGGTGCCTGAGTAATGAACGTAACATTACTGTTTGACTTTGAATTTATCTTTGCGTTAGTTGCTATATTTACAGCGTAACTATAATCTGGTGAGGTTGTACCTCCGCTTACTAATGCCGGTATCTGTTGGTATACGTCTAAAATAACTACAGCAGTACTGGTTACTCTAGGTCTATACCCTTGAGTATATGCAAGAGACATTATATTGTCTTTTTGCACCGCAAACTCCAAAAAGTTTTCCTGTACAGACCTATCTGTGTACAAAGACAAGATGTCTCCAATAACAGATGCTTGCTCTATAATCATAGTAGCCGGAGAAGCATCCGAGAAGTCATTGTTCGTATTAGGAAAATAGGCCTGAGCAAAGTTAATCAAGGCTTGTTTGAAGCTGTTGAAGTCTCTGTTAAGGTACTTTATGTCAATATTAGGTGAGGTTGTGGCCATGTCTATACACTTATAGTTATTTGGTTATCGGTATTATTAAAGCTGTACTTCAGGGTTATATACAGTGTATGAGTATTGTCAGGTGAAGTTACAGTCAAGCTATTTATATTGATCTGTGGAAACTGATTGGATACAGCTGTTCTTATAGCGTTATCTATAGCTTGAAGGTCATCATCTGGGCTAAAAAGTAAATCTCTAATACCAGCTCCAAACGAAAGGTTAAATAACCTCTCACCTGGATTGGTTAGCATAAAGTTTATGAGATTCGTTTTTAATTGGTCTTGAGTAGTGTAGTTTTGACCAAAAATTGCCGGTGCGTCAAAAGGAAGCCTCAACCCTACGGCAACTGCCTTTTGGGTATCTATAGGGTATACTTTTGTTTGAATCCTTTGACGTCTCACTTATTTACTTTTTAAATATATTCGGAATCGGTAAATCTACATCCGGAAGACCTTCACTTGCTTTTGCATGCATAGATGCCAACTTTAATGATGGATCATCGTATATACTAGGAGCGTCAGCTGCCGGCCTTCTACCTTCTGTTATGATGTCTTCATCATAGCTTTGTGGCTTACCTAGCAATGTTAATCTAGGTGAAGTTTGTGAATACTCTTGTTGAGGTGCTTGTCTTCCCTCTTTTAAAATCTGAGCGTTAAGTGCCTTGATTTTCTTCAGTTCCTCTTTTAAAGGTGCTATAGCTTTTGTTACTGCTACTTCAGTATGGATTTTCAGTACTTCTGCTAATAAATTGATTTCTGTTGATGTCATTGTGTATAAATATAAGTGGTTATGAAAATTAGATTATGCTCCAATAATGGCTTTTAATTCTGAAATAAGTTGATCTGGTGTTGCTATGTAGCTTGGGGCAGTTTCTACCTTTGTTAATCCTGAGAATTGATCTATTGCCTTAGCTATTAGTTCTCCTGTACCGTAAGGCTCTACTTTCAAAAAGTAAGTATTTCCTGATTGGTCGGTGTATGTTTCTGTATTTGATTTGCTGGATGGTGATGCAACTATACTTGAACTGGCTATAGAATTGAGAGCCTGTTGTTGGGTTATGATATTTCCTTGGTTAGCTGCATTGTCTACTGTAAATTTTACATTAATACTAGTTATTGCTTTTACTAATTCTTGAAATACCTGTGCGTTTTGTGCAACCTCTCCTTGCAGAATTCTGATGTAATCGCTTAGTGTGTCTTTGTATGTTAATATTTTTAGGCCTATTTTCATTACAGATAAACTTGCTTTTGAAACAGGGTTTATAGTTAGTAAAGCCTCTTGTACATCTAAAACCGCCTTTAGTGTATTAGCGGTATTGGCTATTACAGATAAGGTTGCTATGAGTGTCTGCATTTTAGTTAATGTAGACTGTATGCTAGTTAGGTCTTTTTGTATCTTTGCCTGATATATAGGCACCAAAGCAGCATCCTTTGGGTCAACTGTTATGATTATTGTATTACCGGATAATTTAACTTTTCCCGTATTGTCTACGGATTTTACTATATCTTCTTCTAATTTTTTAATACGATCAGTAGCTATGCTTGAAATGCTATTGATAGAAGTAAGGGATTTTTTAACTAAAGCTCCTATCGGGTCAGGCATAGAAATGCCTATGCCCTTCTTTGCATTATTAAGTATCGCAGCAGAAGTTGCATTTGTAGTTACCGATGAAATGGTACTTGATATACCGCTTACAGCGGAGTCTGTTAGTTGATTCATTTAGTTTATTGATACTATTTTTGACTTAATTTTATCTACATCTTTTTGTATTTGTTGTATCTGAGATGACAACTTACTCGCTGCTGTATTAACTTGTAACAAATTTATAACACCTATACCCTGGCCTGTTGCAGACGAAAGTGATGTTGCCAATTCTAACAATGAATTAAGTATTGCATTCAATGTATTAACAGTTGAGGTGGCCTTTGCTACTGGCTCCAGATTTACATTATCTAGCCCTATTTGAACTGCTTTTGCATTAACAATAACATTGTTTGTGTTTATATGGACATCACCTTGGGTAGATACTGTAAAGTCTTTTGCAGCTAGTATGAATATATTATCAGACTTGGAGTTTAATACCAACCTATCTGAATTCATAATCCATTGATGTCCTGTATAATTATTAAAGTCCATGTTATTTTATATGTATATTTTTGCCTTTTCATATCCAGCTGATTTTTCGGCTTGTAATTTAGGCGTCATAGGGGCTCCATACCAAGTTGATACATATTTCTCAGCATATTTAACAGAGTCTGAATTATCATAAGGTATAGTATCAAATCCTTTTTTATAAAATTTATCTATTGCAAATTGTATTGCATCCTCTAAACTAGCAAATGCGATATATCCTCTGAATGATTTAGTTTGACCTTCTAATGCAAATACTTGTCCTGAAAGTTTTACATTAGGATATTTAGGTCCCAAACTCCATCTTGTTTTTAAATCAGATTGTATTCCGAAGAAATCATTATTAAATCCTCTGATTATATTGTGACCATGAGTTTGTTCATTTATACCTGTAGCTAGTATACTTCTAGCAATGTTTTTTGAAATAGCTCCTGAATCCACATACTTTTTCAGAGCATCAGCAAAAGCTTTGTAACCGTAAGAGGTATACTCAAAATTTAAAACTGGTAAATCTGGGTAAGCTCCCTTTTTTATAGCAGCTTCTGCATCAGCCTTATTGAAGTACAACTTACCACCCTTATTGGTTGCATTACCTTTTAGGGTATATGCAGTAGGGAATTGTACAAAGCTCTGCCTTACTTCTACGACTAAGTCTCCAATCTCCTGTGTATACTCCGGTTCCTCTTTATCTGGTAAAAAGGCTACCTCATCTTCTGGAGTTGGGGAGTCTACTGTTTTAGTTTGTGTAGGATATACAACAGGTGGAGTATCTTTCACAGGTACTTTATCAGTGTTATCTAAAGATGAAGTAGCAGCTGAGGCTACTTGGTTATTAGCAACTATGATATTATTCTTAGATACTGTAGATGTAGTTCCTGGGCCATAAGATAGGAAGTTGGTACTGGCCGGCACGAACTGAATCTTATGATTATTCAATGCCCAAATAGAAGAACCATCTCCATTTATGTCTTCGTATACCGCAGATATGTTAGATGCTGTCTGTTTTTTCTGACCGTTTGTTATAGTCAGTACAGGATTTCCCTGAGGACCTTTCCAAGGTGCACTAGAGAAATCTGGATGTGAGTTACCGAATCTAATTGATTGTCCGAACCTGGCGTCTATTACACTATCTCCAGGAAGATGTTGAAGCTTGTAAATGTTACCCTTTTCAACAAATGGGCCTGTAATAGATGCTTGGTTGCTTCCACTGAAGAATTTATCACTTGGTAGTGCATTATGCTCAGGTGAATCAAATAAAGGAATTATGTCGTCATAGTAATAAGTAGGTATTGTATTACCGGCAGCATTTGAAGCTTTGTTAGAAGCTCTTGATACGATATTTACAAGCTCGTTCTGTACAGGGTACTTCTTTATATGACCTAAAGGATAGGCAACTAAGGAATTGGTTCCTCCATATTCGATGCCATTATAGATCATCCTGAATTGAATAGCACCTATAGAGCCAGATGGGACTTGCATCTTTGCAAGCTGTTCAGGGTCATCGGTAAGTAATGTATATATGACACGACCAATCATCTGGGTGTTTCCGGAATCAACTCCACCCCCTTTATATTGACCTGTATATATAGAATTTACACCTTCTATTGCCATTCTATTTTATTTTGTCTAGTTGTTTTTGTTGTGTTGATGGTAATTTTAAGTCTTGTTCAGCTTGTTCTGACAATAACAGTAGTTGTTGCCTGTCTTCATCTGAAAACATAAAGTCACCTGTTTCCTTACCTTTATCCATGCATTTCTGAGCAATCTGTGCCATCTTGATCAAATGTTCATTGTTATCAAGAATAAGCTTCATATAGCTGGCTATAATAGGTGCTATTTGCTGTGCATCACCAATAGTACTTATTAAATCCTTCAACTGTTCAATCAACCCTACAATCCTCTCATCATTCTTTCGGGAGTTACTATGTATCTCCTCTAAGATGTCACTTAAAGTCTTCTTTTTAAATATTACAGTTCCTAAAGCTTCACTCATAATCGTCTATAAATATCACTAGGTAAAATATTCCTCAAAATCAGGCTCTTCTAATTTTGTTGGATCTTTGTACCTGTTAGGGAAAATACCTTCTTTTTTGATATTAAGTTCTCCTCTATGATGGAACTCATACAATTGCTCATGGAAAGCTTCCTTTAGTATATTTACCACTCTGGTTATATCCTGTGTTTTCTGCAGAGTCTCCTCACGTATTTGCAAATAGAATGCCGGCTTCCAGAATATCTCTAGGTCTTCTACAGCTCTGAAAAACTTGATGATGCATCGTACTATTATTTTTTCGGATTCCGAAAACTTTATAGCTTCTTCTTTTTCATCTCTTATTATGTAGAACCAATTATCTATACCTTCTTCTACCCAATCGGCAAACTCCTGTGTAAACTCCTGTAGATTATCATCGGTTTCACCTTCGTGCCTTATCTTATCTACCTTCTCTTCGTCTTCTTGTGATTCTAAGTCTTGACGGTTTTTATGAAGCTTGTACTGCTTATCGTTGTATTGAATCAGGAATCTTTTAGTGATAATGTTGAAGTATCCGAACCCTAAGGTTCCTTTAGTATACTTAACTTCAGATCTGTCTTCACTGATTTTCATACCTTTTTCTCTGTCAAACTTAGGCATCTCCTGCATCAACTTGCAGATAACTTCATGCTTTAAGTCCTCATAGCCTCCGGCATGCTCCTGTGCATATTCAAAACCATTCCCATTTATGTTATTCTCCGCTAACTTTGAGAAAGCAGGAAATATCTTTTCTGAGAATAGTTTATTACGCAGAATGGGGTCATCGGATACATTGTATAGTACGATGGCCTCATCTGTTTCTTTAGTGAAGTATTCCTGGTTAGGTTTCTTACGTTTTCTTTTACGTGGTTTACCCTCCTTGGTGTATAACTCCAAGTCGAGCTGTTTCTTTTCTGTTTGCAATCTTCATTAGGATTTTGGTTTTTATTATCTTTACTGGTTAGAATCCAGATCTTGTTTCTCAATCTGGAATTTATCAAGGTTTGCTTGTATTTCTTTCAAGGTTTCGAAGAAGAATTCAACTTCATCGTCAGTCTTGAATGACCCTTTAGCATCAACTTCTCTTATTTTTTGAGATGATACTTGTATAAGCATATCAATACTAGTTATGTATTTCTCATACAATTCTATAGCAGGTATGTACTCATTTTCTAATTCTTTTATCCTTGAGTCGGCTAAATCAGAAAGCTCTTTTAGTTCTGAATCATTGTCAGATTCAATCTTAGACAAGTCTTGTTTAAACTTATCTGAAAGGGTTTTATACTGCCGATAAGCAACTGCCCATCCAGCCATAGCTAGAAGGGTTAATAGTGCAACTCCGATTTGAGCAAGATTGATTGTAATCATTATATAGTTTATTTTTTAGTTAATCTTAAATCACCCATAGATTCTATCCTAGCTGACATAGAATCTGCTTGATGAATGATATAAGGCAGGTTACTGTGTAATTTGTATTCGGGTGAATGTGAAATCAAATAAGACTTGTTACCTTCATCGTACAGACCGGCCTGAAGCTTAATAGAAAGATACTCAGTTTCAGATACCTCTATTCCATGCTGCATAAGCAGGAATATAGTCCTGTCATGATCCTTCATAAAAGATAGCTTAGAGTTGAAACCATAAACTTCACCTAACTTCTCAAGTCTCCACTTATCCTTCTGCTCTATATAGAACTCATGTTGATCATCACCCATCTTACCTAAGTCGTGAGTTAAGCATACAAAAGTCAATTCTTCTATGCTGAAGTCTATCTCTGCACCCTGCTTACTCCATACTTTGGTGAGAGATACAGCTGCATCATACACATTAAGAGTATGTTGTACGAACCCTCCTACATAAGCACTATGATAAGATACTTTAGATGATGCCGGCATAAGGGCTAACCTGTTAGCATATTTTTCAAATAAGTCTGAAAGCTTATTCCATCTGTTTTTTTGCTCTGGATTCTCCGGACAGAATTGTTTAGCTAAATCTGTGAATCTTTCCCAGTTCTGTTCAATTTTCTTTTCGTCAATCATAAATGTAAATTTTAAGTTGTTTCTAAATTAAGTTTTAAATAAAAGGCCTCAGAGTGGACACTCATTGCCTTATGTAATGCAAAGGTATAACAAATAATTGAATATTTTACAAATAATTTTTTTAGGTTAATTATTCATACTATATTTGCATCATATCTAAAATAGAATATAACATGAACGGCACACTTAAACCAGGATATAAAATCTTAAAAACAAACGGTATATCATTCTCGATAATGCCATCAGAAGGCAGGATTACAGTCCCACCATTATTGAACTTCAAAGAATTCCTAGAAGGTAAGGAAGGCTACGTAGTATGGAGTGATAAGAAGCAAAGTCTTATGTTCCCAGGAGAGAAATTAAAATACACCGGCAAAATAATTCTAAAAAGTGAAAGTAAAGTTCCAAGTGAGATATAACGGTTACAGACAGCCGGTAGTGTCCATATTTGAGGTAAAGGCACCTAAGGGTGCCACAGAGCTTCAGAAGAAGAACCTAATAGACAAGTTCTTCAAGGATAATATAAAACAAGATGGGATTATCCAGAGATGGCCCTATGAAATAATCGAAAAATAATGAATATAGATTTCAAATGGTTTCGGGACAATCAAAATATATACCACTCCATATTGGTTGATCAGACTATGGAACCTAAGTTCTGTTACTCAATCTCCCAGTATATTTCAGGTAAGGATAGTTTTGAATGGATAGATATAGTATCTTCATCAGACCTGTACAGAACATACGAAGAAGCAGAGATTGCCTGCTTAAATGCAATTTATGAAAATAGATTTGGTAGTGTAAATAATTAGTATTACTTTTGCCTTATATTTATTATTAGTACCGTAAGCAGACGGACGAAGGTAAAAAAATTAAGAGCGTAACATACTTTTAACATAGTAGGAGAGAGATACAAACTACTCCGAAGCCCTGACTCTAGCTGCTTCTAGAATTCGGGGCTTTTTCTTTTTCTACTATGACGCAATTAGCAAAATACCGCACTCTGGCTTTCATCACTCTCATCAAACTTGAGAGGAAGAACTCCGTTGTGGATATGGATGCTCATCTAGGAGACTTCGCAGCTAAGATTGGTATTTCATACAACTCATATAAGAAGTACCGGAAAATATGCCTAGAACTAGGATTATGCAAAATAGAAAACGGTCACGACAGATACATCGATATCCAACAGTGCATCCAGGTACTGGGGCTCACCAAGATAAACAAACATGTTCATTTCTTCAATAAATGTAAGCATGCAGACAGGACACTCATCGGTGTCTACGATACCATAATAAAGGGTATCACCCTAAACAACTTCAAGCAACAACAGCATAACACAAATAAGAATAAGGATCTCAAGAGAGTTACTAAATTGATTCGTAAGAACAGAAATATAGCATCCGCTAAGGATAGAGCTATGGTCAAGCATATCACTAAGAATGCAAGGTACCATAACCTCTCTACTTTAGAATACTGTGATAGTATCTTACTAAAAGAATTACAACCTACCGAGGATTCCATTAAGACAGGTAAGTATCATCTATCTAAGCTACTAGGGCTTTCTCCTTCTACAGGGATTAATCTCTTGAAGGATATGATAAAGGATAATACTGTCAAAAGGACAGTCATTAAGTTTAATGTATCTAAGTTAGGATATAGTAATGACTCTTTTGACTTACTTAGGGCTAAGTATCCTAAGTTTACAGTATTACCTTACTCTGGGAATAAGTCCTTTAATGTGTATAAGGGAAGTAGAATTGAATTAATATCACAGGATCAGCAACTACATATGAGCTAACGATGCTATTAAAAGGTATATAAATTGACAGCAGATGAATTCACTAATAGATTTCAGTAAATTAGTAAAAGAGCCGAAACCGGACGATTCTAGCCAGTATAGGCCTAGAGTGAAGCAATCTATCCAACAGAGGATAAAAAGCGGTAAGAAAGGGGATATAGGTACTAAAGAGGTGGTATTGGCTTTAGCTAATTACTTCCAGCATCATAAAGTGCAGATAAATAATTGTTATGTGTTTAACGACAAGTTTGAAAACGACTTCGTAACCCTATTCGATAGTGGTTACCTAGGTGAGATTGAGGTGAAGGTGAGCCGGAGTGACTTTGCTGAGGATATCACTGGGAAACCTAAGAAACATAAGCTATTGCTCGAAGGAACCTCCTGGGAGATAATCCCTAACAAATTCTATTACTGTGCGCCCAGAGGGCTGCTATTAAGCTCTGAGGTACCAAAATACGCAGGTCTCATAGAGGCTATAAGAGATGAGGAAGGTAATCTTACCTGTACCATAACTAAAGAGGCACCATTCATACATAAGAATGATGTATATAGTAAGGTGAAGGATAGGATATTCAGGAAGTTAGCCTGGAGGTATAGGCAGATGTTACTAGGTAACTTTGAGCTGTTATTTGAAGATACAGACTCGGATGAAAAAATAAATTTTGAGGAAGTTGAGTAATCACATTATCTTTGCTGAAAACAATGAGTTATGATAAAAAGAATCACCCACGAAGAGTCAAAGAATTACCGGCTGCTGAATCCTGAGAAGGATTTCAGATATAGTATGGATTGTGCAGTAGCCTTCACTCTAACAGAGACAGACCCACACCCTTGGGAGAATGTCACATATTTTGGAGAAAGTTTTACAGATCCAACCAATTCAGTATTAAAACCCCAATGGGTGTATGTGATGGTGAACCCCTCAATCCCAAATACGGTTAAAGTGGGAGCAACCACAACTAGTGTCACACAACGTGCTAGGGAATTATCTTCACAGACTAGTAGTATCACACCTTGGTATCCTGTATATAGTCTGAAAGTTGGAAATGCATTCATGCTAGAGAAAGAAGTACACCAGTACTTAGAAGATCGCGGAACCCGTGTATCTCCGCGCAGAGAAGGGTTTGAGATAAGCTCTGAAAGAGCTATTGAAGTAATAAAAGAATTAGGTCAGAAATATTTAACAAAATAGGATAACATGGCACTATTTGAATTAGAAGAAGTAGACAAAGGTAATTACTACGAAGTGAAGGTTATAAAATCTGGTGATATTTTTGGTAAATTTGCCCTAGATGTAGATGGTTGTTACGGCTTCTGGCCTGAGCCGGGTGAAGGTTGTTATAGTGATTATGTACTGCTTGAATTAGGTACTCTCCTGAAGAAATTGAATAAACCTTTTTATGATTCGGTAGACGAGTACTACAATTCCAATCGTGGAGGCTTTGGTGAATTAGAGCACAAAGGGTTTAAGGGTATTGCTGAGTATGATGAATCAGAGGAGTTGTGGCATGCTAAGGCAGTAGGTATAGATAGTGTGACATACATCAGAGCAGAAGGAGAATCCTTCGAAGAGTTGATAAAAGATTTTGAACAAGCAGTAGAAGATTATTTACAAACAATCGATGAATTATGACAAAAGAGAAATTTAAAGAGTATTTTAAGTTACAACAGGGTATATCAGAAAGGTACAGTAACCTTTACAAGAACGGTGTAGACTTGATAGACTACGACAATGAGTTCTACCTTATAATAGAATTATTAGGTGAAGAATTATTTGGAAAATTTGGGTGGGACCATGTATCTAATTTTGAGATGAGTAGGAAAGAAGTATACTCTCGTGAGAAGCCTATGTGCTGGGATTCAGAGACTGAAGAACCTTTATATTGGGATTTGGATTCATTATGGGATTTTATGATTAAGGAAAAATATATTTTGGTTAAAGAGTCTTAATCAATACATTTGCATCAAAAAAATAGATACAGTATGTCATTAATAAAAGAAAAACTACAAGGTAGAATAAAGCCCGTCCTAGAAAAAGAACTAGGCGGGCAAACAAAAGATCAGATAGAGCTCATCAGAGAAAGGTATAAGTACCTAGATGAAAAGCTAAGGGATGAGGTGTTAAACAAAGTAGCCGTAGAATACTACCTAGACCTAGATGCCGGTGAAGACCAGCAGACAGTAATTAATTCATTTATAGCCGGAGCACTCTACGAGAAGTGGAGAGCTGCTATTGAAAAACACGCACAATAAAATTAAAACTATAAATTATAAAGTAATTGAATATTAGTAAAAAAGAAAACAATGAAAAAGATGCTATTAACATTTGCAATGTGCATTTTTTGCACAATACTTTTTGCACAACACACCATAACTGTAAAGCACAGTTATTACACCTTAGAATATGACACGTGTATTAAGTCACCTTTGATTAGTTGGTATATACAGACAACTGCTCATGAAAAGAGTACAAATAAGATAGACCGTAAGACAGTTGCATCTTTCCATCAAGACCCTTTAATTAACCCTAAGTATCAGGTAGCCACTGACAAGGAATACCTGAACAATGGTAAATATGATAAAGGGCACCTGGCTCCATACAGTGCATTCTATTTCGACTTAACAGCTGCAAAGGAATCTATGTTGTATACAAACACAGCTCCGCAGTATTCCTTCTTTAATGAGCACCCTTATGAGCGTTTAGAGCAGCATATACTTAAAGAACTTGCCCCTGATTTTGACTCAATATATGTCTATACAGGATGTTTATATGGTAATGAAAAGATGAAGGATGTACCTGTACCAGATTATTACTGGAAGGTAATAAAATACAACGGAAAAATAGAAGGGTGGGTGTGTCCAAATGAGTTTACTAATAACTCAGACTATACAAGATACAAAAAAGACATTGTGTTTATCCGAGATTTGATTTTAAAATATTACCCTAAGTTAAATATACCTTTTTAATAAATGAACAGACTAAGAGTACTTATTGGTTGTGAAGAATCACAAGAGATAGCAAAGGCATTCAGGGAACTAGGTCACGAAGCATACAGTAATGACTTACAAGATTGCTCAGGTGGACACCCAGAATGGCATATTAAGGGTGATGTACTCGAAGTTATCAAGATAAACTGCTGGGATTTAGCTATATTCCACCCAGATTGCACTTATTTGACCTGTACAGCCAATAAATGGCTGAAAGACCAGCCTGAGCGTAAATCTGGTGTATTAGTAGGAGAACCTCGCAGAATAGCCCAAAAAGAGGCTATAGAGTTCTTTATGAAGCTATATAACTGCGATATTCCCCATATTGCAATAGAAAACTCCATAGGAGTGATGAGTAGTGCCTTCCGTAAGCCTAATCAGATACTACAACCATGGCAATTTGGTCATGGGGAAGTTAAGGCTACCTGCCTATGGACTAGGAACCTACCCATACTAAGCCCTACGGATGTAGTATCAGGTAGGGTAGCTAGGTCACATAATGTACCACCTAGCCCAGAAAGGTCTAAAATAAGGTCTAAGACCTACCCAGGTATTGCGAAAGCAATAGCAAAGCAGTATTCAGACTACGTAATAAAATATAAAAGATGCTTCTAGAGTTAAAACTAAAGGTAGATGTAGGAGAAAACTTCATAAGTACCCCTCCAACCCAGGCAGAACTGGACTGGTTATATTATGATTTCCTTAATCCCATAAACCTATCACTAGGGGATGAACCATACCCAGTCCTGGGAGTATCTGAAATAAAGTTAATAAATGAACAAACCGGCCCTGAAATCCCTAAAATAACATTCTTTAGTGTATGAGACATCCATTAATAGCTTTGAGAGAACGACTAAGTAAGATAGGTATAGAAATAGGCATGTCATCTAATTACCCATGGGTATATTTAGACACTGTAAATGGTAACAGAGTAACTGAAATATACCAAAGTGATCATTACTTCACTATTGGGTTTATGAGTATAAGAGATGAAAATGAGTTTAGGTTCACAAACCTAAAAGAAATATTTTTGGTAATCAGAAAATACCTATCTTTGCATAAATAAAATAAACATGTATACAAACAAAAACTACACGACTACCATCAGCTCTTACAAAGAGTTCGAAGAAGAATTAAATGAAGCAATTAACTCATTGAAACCAATGACAGAAAAAGAAGCAGACATGATAGAATATCTAGCTGACTACCTGGACTTATTCGACCTGCAAGGCGAAGAAGAAGAAGAGTTAGAATCAGAAGTAACAGCCCTGAAACAAAAGGTAACAGAGCTAGAGAACAGGCTTAAAAACCTAGAGGCACTCCATGAAGATGTAAAAGTAGAACCAGCTAAAAAAGCTGAAGTTGACTACTCCTTCTGTAACTTCATGGATAAAACACATCCAAGTAAGAATAGAAAAATTATCATAGGTACAAACATAGGTTCATCCACATATAGTGGAATGGCCGAAGTGAAAATATCAGAAAGTGTAAACTACACCCAAGACTACATAGACGAGATGGTAAAAACTCAAAAATGGGTAAAATTATAGTAAACAAAAGGTATATTAATTCAATGTTAAAGAAATTAGCCAAGTCCTATCTGAGGACACTTGAAGTAATAGCAGTTTTATTTATACTACACAAGGTAGTAAGGGAAGCCTTTTCACTAATGAACGCAAGTAACGACATACTTAACTTCACAGGATTAGTGATACTTACCTTTGTATTTTTAAGTGGATATTACTACATTAAATGGTTTATTCAAAGAATAAATAAAAAGCAAAAATCATGATAATACTGATAATATACATAGTATTGGTAATAGTACATTTAGGGTGCTTCTTTGCATTTATGGACAGTAAAAAAGGTGATAGTAAATACTGGGATGAGTACGGTAACACCTGGGAATTAGGTTATATGCTTTTAGCGGGTATAGGTTCCATACTCTGGCCTATCTTTCTGCCAGTGATATTACTATTCAGGCTAGTACGTAAAAAATCAGAAAAATTTTTCAACAAATAGTAATTAACAATTAAAAAAAAAACAAAAAAGATGAAAAACATCGTAAGTTTTCTAGCATTCATTATGCTAATGAGTAGTTTAACCAGTTGTATGACGAGAATATCTCCAACTGAAGTAGGATTTCGAATTGACAATGCCGGTGATTATAGAGGCATAGATAGTTTACCACTATTAACAGGTTGGCAGTTTTACATGCCAGGTGGTAGTTACATCGTAACGTTACCAACAACACAGGAACACGTAGTATGGACTGAAAGTGAAACAGAAGGTAGCCCAACTGATGAAGCAATCACAGTAGCATGTAGCGGAGGTGCCGGCTTTAAGATGGATGTAGGTGTTAACTATCAGATTATACCCAATAAAGCCTCTAAGCTATACCTGAAATATAAAACAGACAACCTAAAGACCATTACTAATGGGTTTCTAAGAAACACAGTAAGAAGAGCTATGCAGGATGTATCCGGTACTATCACTGTAGATAGTATACTAATAAACCTACCGGCTTATGAGCATGCTGTAAATGACCTACTGAATAAACAATTAGAACCACAAGGTATCACACTTATGTTCAGTGTACTAAAGCAACCTACACCTACAGACCCTAATCTGGCTAAGTCTATCGCTTCTAAGATACAAGCAAAGCAAGATGCTGAACGTGCTGTAACAGAACTACAAAGCAGTATAGCTGAAGCTAATAAGCGTATAGCAAAAGCAAGAGGTGACAGTGCATCAAGAGTGATTGAAGCCTTAGCAGAAGCTAAAGAAATCACAGTTAAACAAGAAGCATTACGTCAATCACCTCAATACATTGAGCTTGTAAAAGCACAACGCTGGAATGGAGTATTACCTACAGTAACAGGTGGTGGATCAGGAATGATTCTCAACATCAAGTAAAATTTTCCAAAAATTTTTTCAAAGGGGAAATAGCCTTTCAAAGGTAAAATCCCCTTTGATATTTTAACAATAAAAAAAGGGGGGTAGGGGATATGTACATAGACGAAAATCTATTCAATACTATAAGAGCCCAGGCTCTTGTAAAACTGAATAACAACAAAGACAGACCTATGTCTGAAGCAACCATAGAGGCAGAAGCTATCCTAGATGTACTAAAGGCCCTAGAGGAAAGCTCCAGGCCTAACTATGATGAAGAAGATTTAATTAACAGAATATGAAATACAGAATAAAAAGCTATGTAGGCTACGATGGTACTACCTATTACGTAGCAGAGTGTAAACCTAACTGGTGGAGTCTATGGATGGAATCTATGTATCACTACAAAACAGAAGAAAAAGCACTAGACCACATAGAAACATGGAAGGAGAATGAAGCAAAAGAACTAGCTAGAAAAAATAGAAAGTACACTTATAAAGAAGTAAGCTAATGAAAAACAGGGTATTATTGACACATCTAATGCTAAACAATTTACCACATACAGAAATGAATGTACAAAGTTGGTCAGTAGGGAGTATAAAGACTAGGAATTATAAACTGGGTGAATACGAAGTCCAGGTGATTGAGTACGAAGGAATGCAAGAAATAAAAGACTATGACCTATACATAAACGGTAAGTTTTTTAAAGGTGAGGATACCCCGAATTAACAAGAGGTTAAATAGGCTAGTCAGGGGTGAAGGAGTTTAACAGGGGGACATAGTTGTCCCTTTGTTGTTTAGTATAGTGAAGTGAGGGTATCTTGGCCGGTAGTTAGGGTAGAAGGGTTTAACCTTAGGTCCAGGGGGAAGGGCAGCCAGAGCAGATCTTAGGGTTATTTTATATAATTATATATTTATATATTTTTTTAGATTTGGGGGATTTGGGGTGGGGTTAGAGAGGCAATCTGCTGGATTCCTCCAGCGAAATTTTTTCGCTAGTTACGAAAAATCCAGGTTTTTTACGAAAAAAATAAAACGAAAACGATTGAAATTTACGATATTGGAAAAAAGCAAAAAAAAAGTTTGTCTAGTAACTTTGCAACCCCTATCTTCGCCATGCCATACCATTACCCACTAAAAACACCCTTAAGGGGTGACGGGTAAAGTATTGCCCATACTTTTACAATTAAAGTATGGTATTAATTAAAAGGCTATAATAGCCGCAAATTAAAAGTTATGAATGAAGTAAAGAATGTAGTAAAAGAAGTAAGTAAAGAAGCTACAAAACAAGTAAAAGAAGTGGTTAGTATTGAAACACTACTTAGTCGCTACCCTATCATTGAGACTGAAACCATAGAAAGGGAAACAGGTTTAAAGGTAGATGGGTTCGAGGGCTACAACTTAGTAAAAGAAGTGGTTAAAAGTAAAGTTACTAATATAGAAGGAAACAAGCTAGTAACCACTGAAACAGAAACGCAAACGGGGTTACTACTTAGAAAAGAAGGGGTTGAACCTATTAAGTTTGTAGGGGGCAATGATTATTTTTTGGACACTTCAACCAATACTTTTAAGAAGTATATTAATGTAGGGGGCAAGATTAGCGAAGCACTGACAGAAGGGGCGAAAAGTAAAGATGTAACAATTGCCAAAAAGGAAACTAAAGGCGAAATAAAGGGCGAGATATATAGCCCTTCTTATTGCTTCAAAATAGCCCTTCGCAAAATGAAACAAAACGGCAAATTTGCGAAGCTATTTAGAAAGGGCGAAACATTAGACACTTTACAATTGCCTACTATTTTACCCTATATAAATGCTGCACGTCGGGAAAGGTTTAACGGGGGCGAAACGGCTATTTTCACGCCTATTGCTTTTGTTGATTTTATTACTAAGTATTTAAGTGACACGACTAACAAGTAGGGCGTAATTTTACCCCCCTTTACCCCTATGCAAAGTAGGGGGTTAATATCGTAATATTAGAGGGGGGCGAAGCCAAAGGGGATACCCTTAAACTGTTTTATTGACTATGTTTTGAATAGTCGGGGCGTAATGCCTTGTAAGTAATTTATAAGTAAAACGGGGCGAAGTTATTTGACATAAATGTTTATTTTTTCGGGGCAAAGATATTTGCTTTATGTAGCTATTTATGTAATGAATACGAGGGGGCGAAGCTATGTATAAACGAAATTAAAATAAGGGTTAAAAGAATTATTAAATAGTCTTTTTTGTGGGCTGTTTTGGGCGTAATGCCTTGTAAGTAATTTATAAGTAAGGGCGTTAATCTAAGTTGTAAACATAATAGTAAAAATAAAAGTAGGTGTATCAGTACACATTGCTGAAGGGATACGTATGTCCCCTTCAGAAAAACTGTTTTATGTAATCCCTAATAAAGTACGTTGGTTATTAGATTAGGTATTGGAGTAGTAAATGAGTAGGTTTACATAAATAATCTATCTACCTTTACGTTTACTATGTTTGACCTCTGCATATTGACCGTTCCCGAAAGGAGTCGTATGTATGTATTTTATCTCTAAACACTATTGGGATATGAACCACCTCTGTATGGATACAAGTGGTAAAGGAGATATTAATGGAACCATAGTTATAATGGTAAGGTAGTCAAGCAACTACAAAAATGTTAATACATAACACGTATGCAGTAACGTGTTTAATCCCCACAAGAAGGGTAAAACAACTATAATAAACTTGCAGTCGAAAGGCTACCTATGTGAGTAGGTTAATCCCCGCAAGAAGGGTAAAGGTTGTACAATAGACTTGTATGTCTGCAAACATAGTGTAGTGGGCTTGCAGAGGGTTCGAGTCCCTCGCTACCACAAACCGCCTGGATTGAGCACTCTTGCCTTTCGGGTGTGTGTCCTCTTGTATACAATTTACAAGGGGTGTTTTTAACAAGGGGGTACATTGGTTACTCCTTAAAAAGTTATGTATGGAAAAAGGAGATTTATTTTTATTGATTGTAGGCACTGCATTCTGTATATGGATGGCTAGTACTGTGATACCTGAATTGTGCGCTATAGCCACATTCGTAGGTATAGGTTGTGTATTTGGATGGAGAGACTTATTAAATAAAATATAGTATATGAAAAAGAATTTGGATCTAAAGGGGTATGAGTACCCTGAGAAAATGTCATCTAGGGAAAAGACTGCCCTAGTGATAATCATTATAGTGATGATTGCGTTTACTTTAACTTCGTGTTCTTACCACGAGTACGATTGTGCGGCTCATTACCACTACCACGATTACTACAGTGGTAGGATTACTCCTAGGTACAAATTAGCCCACTAGGAGGCTCAAGGCTGCCCTTTACTAGGGTGGCTAGTATGTATGTATTGTTTTATCTTTTAACCGCCTATATTAGGCTTAAATTAAATTGTTATGGAATTACCTAAGATTCTAGGTAGAATAGTACTACCTGAACCTCCTAAGAAGGAAAGGTGTGCTTGTTGTAGTAGTACTCAGTATCTAACTGAGGCAGGGGATAAAATCCTATGTGGTAAATGTTATGAAGATGAGGTATCCTCTTATTGGGAGGTTAACCCATATTATATAGAGTTAATGTAAATAATTTTTAAACCCGTTCACATAGTTGAACACAATAATTAGTATATGGAAAAGATGACTAAGTTCGAGTTCAATCTCGAAAAACAATCCCTTGCTAAGGGAAGCAATAATAGTGAGGTTGTATATGAACCTACTAAGAAAGAACTAGTAATAGAGAAGGTTAACACATTGGAGTTATCTTGGTGGAAAAAAACCGCTGAGAGAGTGTATGGTCGTCCTATTCCCCATAAGGAAGGAGATAGGTATATTCCCTTAGAGAAGGTAAAGGACATACAGTTAGTAGAAGGTAAGATACTCACTGAGTATAGAGCCTTGAATGGCTATCTAGATAAGCCTAAGAAGAAGCTAAGAAAAAGGATCCAGTCTATACATACATCTTGTATCAACTCTATCCCTAGTGGAAGGAAGGTGTATGAGGCAGCACAGAGAAAATGTATTCCTTATTTTCAAGCAAAAGCACTAGCACATGTATAAAGATATATTAGAACAGGCCAGGAAGCATTATACATTCCACCTGGACCTTATGGAAGGGATGAGTGACGTAGGGGAGATGATAGACTATGCCCATAAGTACGACATAGGCATGGGTCTGTGTTGGTATTTAATTATGAGAGCCGGCTATCATAGGGATGAATACGAGGGTGGCATATTTGATGTAATAAAGAAGGTATCTAAGGGGAATAGGTACTACTTCGAGTATGCCTCTGATATGCATACTAAGGAGAAGGTATTACAGGCGATAGCTAAGAGGGTTGAATTAATTGATAGGGTATATAAACGCTTATAGCCTACTGATTAGGGTAGGCTTTCCTGGGATATAGATACCCTTACCCAAGTAAATGGAGGAGGTCTATTGTTTATGTCTGATCCATCATACTGACTCTGGAGCCTTACCAGTTGAACGCCTTCTTCCGATGACAAACCAATGAAACACTTGTGAAACGGTTCTTGTTATTATATCGTGCTGTGACTCTTAGGTTGTTGTTGCTACTTAACAGGACACTGTGGACCATTCGCTTTAACCTGTTTATACTACCTACAGCTGATACTTTTTAAGAACTTATAAGATACTTTTAAGTGATTCCTACATTAATAAATATACAACTTTATGAAAAGAAGAATAAAATGTAAGGTTATACGCCTTAAAAACGATGCTTTACTACTACTCTTTGGTATAAAACCTAGGAGAAATAGACTGAAATTTAATAAAATAAAGGTAAAAGAAAGGGAAATTACCCCTGAATTATTTAATAAATGGACTGAGGTTGTCTTTAAACGATAGCCTTTTTTGATGGATTCTAGCCTCAAGGTTAGACTTTAGGTGTGTGAGTAGGGTGATTACCTTACTCTTTTATTTAATAGCCCTTAATAAGTCTTAAAAATGATTAGTATTATAAAACTGATAGGTGTATCCCTAATGGTACTGGGGATAATAATGTGTTTACACAACAGAGTTGAAGGAGGAGTCGTGGCTTTTCTCCTGGGAGTATTGCTTGCTAGGGAAGGTGATGAGGATTAATTTTATATAAAGTGGTAAAATATTATTAATTTTTGGTAAGATATTCTCAAAAAGCAGATACCCTCCCTCCCCCTCCCACTTTTTACCACTTTCTCCCACCTGAAAGCTGGCTTTTTATATATCTATATATTTTTAACCCTTTAAATTAATTATTTCAGTTATGGTAGTATCTTCAAAAGGTTATTACTCTATTGTATTTGATGGTAGTACTTATACTGTTTTGTATAAGGGTTCTATTATTGTCAGTGGTAAGTATAGGTATAGAGATGTTGCTTCTTATTGTTTGTAGGATAGGTAGTATTCTTTTAATTAAATAAAAAAAACAAGTTATGCACAAGTATCGAGTAGGTCAAAAAGTGAAAGTAGTAGTAGAGAACCCTAACTCCTCAGGTTATGCTCAAGGGGATGTAGTGGAGATAGTAAGTATTCTTTCCGGCACCTTTTACAGGTGTACTGAGGATACTAGGTATTACATGAACATACAGGAAGAGTACTTAGAACCTGTTGACTTAATAACAATTCCATTACCTACTGATGGTGAACAGACTCAAGCCTTATTAAAGGAACTTGGGATGGAAGACCAGATGTTAAGGCAGCTAATTATGTCTATGCCTTTTGATATGGTTGAAACTCTGTATCTAGAAAGGAAAGCGTATGAAGTTGATAAAGATTCAATTAAATTTTAAATTTTAAAAAAGTTAGTTATGAAAAGAAGATGCGAATTTAATGTTTGGTTTTGGTATGTGTTAGGGATTATCCTCTCTTGTGTTTCGTTGGGG